AGGATTTTCATCAAGAACTAACTTTTCAGCTGTTCCAGTAAATCCATCTTGTTTAATATAAATATCAATTCGGTCTTGTTTAACATTATCATTAAAAGACCCATAATATATTGTGTTAAAAGCCATTAGAAATAAATATTTTTTCTATTATATTCAGTTAAGATACCAACTAATTGATTTTGCTCTATAACGAATTTAACTTCTCTTGAGCCGACACCAATATCCCCTAAAATATTTCTTAATTTATCCAAAGGAGCTATAACTTCGGGATTACTTTTTGCATTAGCATATTCACCTACTGTAGCTAAAGTTTCCCCATAAGCAATACCACCAGTTGCAAGAGGTTGAGCTTGGATTGTAGCTATCTGGATTGCTCCTGCTGCTGTAGCTGCTGCTGCGGCAATTAAACCAAGAGGAATAAAGGGTTGAGTTTGTAAAGCATTAATAACAGCCATTGCTGTCCCCATAATAGCTTTAGCAATCATCATTTTCTTCTCTTTCTGAGCATATTTCTTACGAATAGCATCTTTTTTGGCTTCATTATCCCCTGCTGCTTCGAGCTCTCTTTCCATATTAGCTTGTTGTAATCCAGAAATAGCATCCATAACACTCATTGCTGCTCCTAAAGAAGAATTAGCAAGTTCAAGTTTTCTTTCTTTTTCCTGCAAATCTAATTCGGCTTTAAAGTCAGCTATTTCTTGAGCAGTTAATAGTTCTGCAGCTTTTCCGGACTCAAGTATTTTTAATTTTTCATCATAATTTAATTTTTCCCCACTAAGTTGTTCTTCAAGAAGCTTTTTATCAGCTTCCATTGCTTTTTCTTTTCTCTCTTGGTCCTTTTTATATGCTTCTTCAGCTGGACCCCACTTATATTTTTGCCAAATCTCATTAGTTCTGTCAATGTATTCCTGGAGGCCTACTTCTCCTTCTTTATAGAGTTTTTCAAGTTCGGTTAATTGCCCTTCAAAAGTTGAAGATAACCAATATCTTTCTTCTGCTTCTTTTCTTAGTTCTTCTACAGTTTTTGCAGCAGCAACTTGAACTCTATTTTCTTGTTTTTCAAACTTAACTTGAGCATTTTCTGCTGCAGCAACAGCATTTTTCCAATCTGCATAAGCCTCGGCTTCAGCTCTTATTGCATCATCATTAGTTTTTCCCTGTAATTTGTTTGTAGCTACTAATAAATCATATTTTTCTTTAGCAAGAATTATAGCCCTCTGGGAAATCCTATTCTGAATTTCTGAAGATTGCTCAATAAGAGCAGCTTTTTTGATTTTTTCTTCATCTGTCTTGCCTTCCATATCAGCAAGTTGTCTTTTTAAAGAAGCAAGTTTTATAGCATCATCAGCATTCATTTTAATAAACTTACTTTCTTTAGCATTTAATTCATTCTGTACTTGAGCAAGACGTTCTCCTTCTTTGCCACTTTCTTTTATAGTAGTCCAAAAATCTTTTATTTGGTCTGTAGTAAATCCTGTTGTAAAAGCAACCACACCTTGGCCCATTTTTTTTAGGCCATCAGCCATATCTTCAAAATATTTCTTACTTTCTTCTCTTGCTTTTTTAGAAAAAATACCAGCAATTGCAAGACCTACTCCAATAGCTCCATTTTTTATAACTTCCCATCCTCCAACAAAAATATCTACAAGTCCCTTAAATCTATTAACAAGTTGAGACCATAAAAAATCTCCAAGGTCCTTTATAGCTTGCTTTGGGTCTGTAAAAGCTTTAGATAACCACTCTCCCAAATTCATAGCAAGTTTTAAAACACCTTCTAATAATCCTTTTAAAAATCCTATTATTTTAGCTAAAGCATCACTTCCTTCCTGACTTCTTTTCATCCACATAACAAGACCAGCTAAAGCTGCAGCAACAGCTGCAATAATAGCTCCTATTCCTGTAGAAATAAAAACAGCAGCAAATCCTTTAGCACCAGCTATAAGAGTATTAAAAGCTTTCATTCCAGCATTAGCTAAAGCACCAAGTCCTGGTTGTAATTTATCAAGTTGGTCAGATAGTTTTTGTCCTATCTCGCTAAAGTTTTTAGATATTTTTTGTCCTATTCCATAAACTTCTCCTTGAAAAGTTTTAAGATTTGTTTTTGCCTGGTCAAAACCCTTTTTGAGTTCTGCCGTCATAGCTGTAAATCGTAAGGAAAGGTCGGCTAAAAAGTTTGCCATAAATATGAATTATTTAATGTATTTATTCACAAAAAAAGAGCCAGCAATTTTAGTTGGCTCCTTTTAGTTTTTTAAAATAGTCATGAATTTCTGCAAATGTATTATCATCCATAACTTCTTTTACTTTTCTTTCTTCATCAAACCAAAGTTTGAAATAATCCTTTTTAAAAGTATTATAAGAAACTTTTCTTCTACGAGTTTGAACAAAGAGATATTCATAATAAACATGAGTTCTTGTTCTCTCCCATTCATTTTTAGAAAATTCTGCTTCTTTATCCCTATAGGCCTTTAAAGCATAATCAATTTCTATAGGAGTATAATCCCAAAACTCACTAAGAGGAATCTGCAATAAGACCATGCAGATTCCGCCTAATTCATCGATTGTTATTTTTTTTTATTGTCCTCAGCTGGGTTATCCGTAGGAAGAGGGAAAGAAGTCATAAGAATTTTATTAAAATCGTCCATAGATTCATCAAGGACTAATTCCATTTCTTCCCTTTTTAAAGTAAGTTGCTTTCCTTCAGCTTGGTGTCCTGCAATAAGACCATACCATAAAAGAGTTTCAAGATAAGAAAAATCTTCATCTAATTCAGATAAATCTTTTCCTGTTTCCATCTGAAATTTCTTTATTGCTAAATAAGAAATACGAACTGGATACTGACTTCCTGAGTAATTAATAAGTTTTACAATATTTGCCATTTTATTTAATATTAAGTAGTTGTGCTAACAGAAAGAGGTCCTGAACCAGTTATTTCAAAGCTGTAAGAAACAGGAGCACCAACTCCACCTTCCATACCAAGGCTTGAAAAATATCCAACACCGCTAAAATATTTATTTGCACTAACATCAGGAACAATTGCAACAGCAACAGAAGCATCTGAAGTTAATAGATTTTCGGCCATATCAAATAAACTATAACTTCCTGAAGTTGCACCAACTGTTCTAAATACCATACCTGAACCGGAAACTGACCAGCCATACATATCTGGAACACTTTCTTTAGCCCCGGAGGAATCAAGACAAGCTATTTCTATCATATCACGGGATACAGATAGAGAGAAATCAGTTGCACAAGCAACAGTGCTTGAATCTATTTGAACACTCATTAATTTTGAAAAAAGAGGAGTTGCTGACATAATAATAATATAATTTTTTTAGTTGTTTAAATATATATCCTGGTTTTTTTTAAAGGATAATCTACCTCGTTCCCATCCATTTAGTTTTAGACATAAAAAGCTCTATATTCCTGAAGAATAGAATATTGGCCCTTTTCAAGGTCTATTGTATGAGAATCATTAATAAACCAAATATCTTGGATTCCCCCTTGCTCTTTGTGATTTAAATATTTTTGAACATAATCTCCGAGGGAATTTATTTTTTCTGTATCTGTAGAAAGTATTCTTAAATAAATGGTATAAGTAAGATAAGCCATTTTAGAATTCATACAGTCAGACTGTTCGTTCTTTTTAATACTATAAACAACCCAATCCTTTGTAAGGTCATAATTTTCTTCTATATTTTCGAAGAAAATTCGATTATTTAAAGCAGTATTTAAAGAAGAATCTGCTACTATTAAAGTTCTGAAATCTGATTGAAAACTCATGTTAATTTCTTTCTATTACTTTTTACTCTTGAAAGCCTTTCTCTTACTACAGAATGTCTTTTTCTGCGAACTCTTTCTGGCAATCCTGCATGCTTTGTTTGGGCAAATCCTAATAAATCAGTTTTCCCCATAGAAGCCATCCTTTTTACAGCTTTGGATGCTTTACTTTTTAGAGTTCCTTTTAAATAAGCAACTGCCATACCAGCTAATCTTTGCTGAGTTCTACTTTTTGCAGGCATTTTACTTCTTTATTTTTATACGGCCCTTAATTTTTCCAGTTGATTTTTTTGTAGATTTAGGACCTTTTGTTTTTATTTTGGGACAACAGCTCATTTGTTCATCTTATTTATTTCGTCTTCAACTTGTGCTTTAAATTCATTAATAAAATTCTTTAAAATTCTTGGAACAGATTCAAAGATAATTTTTGGAACTCTATTTGCTCCTAAAATAAATCCCCTATTATATCCCATTTTAGTTGTTCTTATTTTTGTTCCTCTATCAGCAAATCGAATATTATATCCCTTTAATCCAGGACCCCCAACTGTAGAAATTGGTTCTTTATTACTGAAAGGCCAAATAGTAATAGAATTTACTGTTCTTGAACTATATGGAAGAGCTGTTCTGTATTGAGGAACAAGTTCTTCTTTTAAAGCTTCTTCTTGGCAAAAGATAATTATATCATCTTTTATAGCTTGCTCTAATTTATTAAAGTTTTTAAAAGCTTTATCAACTCCTTCTAATTTAACAACTTCGGGACCAGGCATTTTTTATTCCTCCTCAAAGACAATAGCTCTTATTTTTGTATAATCTCTTCGTCCATCTGTAAAGATGTGTTTTATCTTGTAATATTGATTATCATATTTTATACGACAAGCATAATTTATTTCAGGGTCATAACGAACTGTAAATTCAACACTCGAGTTAGGAAGAGCAGCTTCTTCTGTATATTGTGTATTTCCACTTAAAAGTCTAAAGTTAGCCCAGCTTTCTTTTAAAAAAATATAAGTTTCTATAGGAGTTCCAACAGCATTCGTCGTTGTAATTTCCTTTTCGAAAGTAATAAACCTATTAAATGCACTGGTTATCATTAAAAAATGAGTATTTTATAAGAATCTAACATTTTTTCAAATGCTTTAGTATCCCTACTGGATGTAAAAGTGTATGAAGAACGCTCACTATCATATAAATCCCCTATTTTAATAAGAATAGCCTGTTTTATATCTTCTGGGCAAGTGGCATATCCTGTCTTAAAAGTAACAATAAGAGGGTCTGTATCAAGATAAGTATCAAATTCAAGATAAAATCCATTTTTAAAGGCCCTGGTTTTTTTGGGGGTTATATTTGTAGAATTATCTGTAATTACAGAAGTTAAAGAATAGAAATTTCCTTCATCATAAAATAAAGTATCCGAACAAAAATTATCTATAGTAAGAACATTATTAGTTAAAGAAATATCCTTTCCAATATATTCTTCAGCTTTTTTAGTAGCCGAATAAATTAATCTTTGGATAAAATCATCATCTATTTCAAAACTTTCATCTACTCTTAAATGTCTTTTAGCTTCATCAAGAGTTACAGGATATGTAAGTTTGGTTTTTATAATT